CGTATTTATTTTACGAGAAAACCTACAAAACAATCGTAAACGTTTGTATGAACACTATGCTGGTATGTTTCCTACCCTTGATATCTTCTGCCAAGTTATGGACGCATGTACTGAAGATTTTCACTGTTTGGTAATCAATAATAATGCGAAAAGTAATAAATTAGAAGACCAGGTTTTTTGGTATAAAGCTGATTCACATAGTGAATTCAAAATTGGAGCCGAAGAATTTTGGAAACATCATAATAACAATTATAATGAAGGGTATGATTCGGAAGAAGATGATGAATCATTACCAGCACAAAGGAAAAAAGGTCCTGTAATAGACGTTATAAAAACAAATTATTAAATTTATTTTAAATTTATATAATATCGATTCTTAAATTAATTTAAACTTTTAGCTTGATTTCTTCAGCATTCAATTTATTATATTGTTGTAATAAAGAATTGTAATACATACACCCAGTTATACTAACACCCTTCATATTAGTAACAATTTTAGTCATTTCATCTTTTAATTCTTTCAATTTCTTTTGCTTTTGGGCATTTTTAGCCATAAAATTTGCCATTTCAGGTGTCATATATCCGAAAAACATTATATATAAATAATCATATATATTTTTTAAATATTTTTAATATTAATTTTAATGTAAATTTGTTTTAGCTCTTATATTATTTACATCAAACATAAAATTAAATTGGTCGGTTAAGCTATCCTCAGTGTAAATTTGATCGTACAATTGTTGTGGGATGAATCGATACTCGATTTGTTTCTCAACATCTTTGGTATCATAAAACATTCCAGTATATCCTACAATTATAAATACTAATCCTATAAGTAGTAAAGATAGTGTAATTATATTCATTAAAATTAACTTACAAAATATCTTTGTGGAACATACATAATATTATCGGCTTTTTCTTCAAAATTATAATTTCCACTATTCATTAAATTTAATTCGCGTGAATCTTGACCAAACATGGTCGAATATTTAATAATCAGATTTTTTTGATTAAAATAATCTTTATAACTAGTGGGAAGTGGCACTTCTTTGACTTCTATTCTTACCTTATCTTTATTAAATGTATTATTGGAGTAAATAAAGCTTAAATAAATAACGATCGTAAATAAAAAAAGAAAACCTATGCTTCTATTCATTAACTATTTCATAGAAATAATTTTAGACTTCTTTAACTTGATTTGTGTCTGTTGTAGTGTTAGAATTAGAACTATCTTCAACAACTAAGGCTTCAGTAGTAGAACCTTCAGAATTATCGGTGGTTGAATTAGAACTATCTTCAACAACTAAATCTTCAGTAGTAGGACCTTCAGTAGTAGGCTCCTCAGTAGTTTCGGCTGTTTCGGTGAATTTGGATTTCATCCATGGATCGGGTTCTTCCATAGCTTCCGCATTTTCTTTTTGCTGTTGTTCGGCCTTTAATCGTTCCTCCATAGCCGCCTTAATCTTATCGCGTTTTTGTTCTTCGTAGAACATATCGCGGGCAACCTCATTCTCCTTGTACTTCTTCATCATCGTGTTAAGATCTTCTTCTAAATACTCTTCATTATCGACTCTATCGGCACATGGATCCCATGGTAACCAAGATCCTACTTGTCCAACAAAAATATGGAATGATCTATCTTGACGCTGTAGTTCCTTTGCCTTGCTATTAGCTTCTGCTACTGTATCGTAGACACCTCGAACCTTAACACCACGTACATTCGTTTTAAAGTTACACTGATTATTAAATTGTTTATCTAATGGATCTCGGAATTTGTATTTGAAATCTTCAAACTTACTTTTGAAGGCTTCGTATCCATATTTCATGCTTTCATGAAGTTCGGTAACTAGCTTTTCTTGAATAGAAGTGCGTAGTTCATCCGAAGCCTCCTTTACGATTTCCTCAAGCTTGTTTTCAAATTCCGCACATCTCTGCGACATGTATTTATTGAACATAAAAAGCTGTTTATCCATAATTACGGTTTCGGGGGAAACAAATGATAAGCAAACATAATTTTGTCCAGGAATAGGATTGTCAACTTCTAAATAATCGGTTTTGTCTAAATTCTCCATTATATGTAAGTTTAATTAAAGTTTTTTTAAATACTTTTTTTTATAAAATAATTATATATGTTGAATATTCGTGAAGTAATTCGTCGGTTATTAAAATACGCCGTTTTGGTGATCGTTGTTGGATTTGCGTGCTACTCAATACCAGATACAAGACCAAGCAATATGGAAATCGTATGGATAGCTCTTATTGCGGGAATGGTATTTTCGATACTTGATAGTGTTACTCCCTCCATCAAGATTCATGTCGAAAAAAAGGTGGAAAATAAAGTAGAAGTTCAAGAATAATCGTCTTTACTTATTTTACTTATTTTTATTTGTTTACTATTTTATTTATTTTTTTAATTACTGTCTATAGTAAATTAAAATATTTTTATATATTATAAATGCCTGTTACTAGAATGCGTAAAAATTCGAGAAACCGTCGATCGGTTAGACGTCGAAGTTACTCAAGAAATCGCAAACTCTATAGAAGTCAGAAGATGCGCGGTGGAGGCGCTAAAAAGAAAGGAAAGGGAAAAGGAAAAAAAGGACCCGGATCACAAAAACGTAAACGAAATCCAAATCCAAAGCGAAAAGGGTCTAAACGAAAAGGGTCTAAAAAACCAGAGCAAGTTTTTGGAGGACCGGGCGGTGAAACAAATAACCAACTAAGTCAAAGACACCTTCGACAAAAACTTGATGCTATCAATCAAACCAAAGAGGCACTCGCTGCAGAGCTCTATAATTCAGGAAATAGAGATCTTCAATCCTTAGCCGAAGGGTACCAACGTAATCTGTTTACGTTGATTGAAATCGAGGAAGGAAAGGTTGTTGCCAGAGGCGGCCCTGTTTCCCGATACCAAGATATCGGTAAAGCATCAACAGAAGATGGGAAAAAGTGGAAGGGTATTTTAGAAAAAATGAAATTGGAAATAGAAGAAGAACTTAAAGCTAACGAGTTGTCTGAAGAATCAGAGACATTAGAGAATCTGTCATCACAATACTCAGAAACTGGGTCTTCTAGTCCTGAGTCTTCTAACAACGGTTATGGGTTTGATGTAGGAGGAAAAAAAGAGAAAAAAAAAAAACTTATAGCTATCAATGAGGCCAAAGGTTATATCACGAAAGCTCTAGAAAATGGAAATGAATTTCCTCTTAAAGAATTATCTGATGAACAGGGAAATAAACTATTTGATTTGCTCAAGGACAAGGAGTTGCCGGGGAGAGCGTCGTGCATCACGGTTAAGAATGAGGATGGTTCCACCGCGAAAAAACATCAGGTTGTTGACAGGTGGGGCCATACATTTACACATGATCCTAGTATGCCCATTTTTTCCTCGAATGATTTGTCATTGTATCAAGAAAGCCCCGTTAGATATTTGTTGTCGATTTTGGACTCAATACAGATGAGACTAGAAAACACTGATGAAGAACTGATGATTAAGATTAGGGAATTCGATGCCGAAGGACTCACAAAACAGAAAGGAGGTCTTGATAAGTCTGATCCCGCAACCAAGGAAAAAGTTTTGGAATTTAGGATATTATATAGAGCTCTTCACAAAATCAATAAGGAAGGTCAAGTAAAGGACTACCTTGGCAACGCCATGTTTTTTGAAGCCGGCTTAGCTTCAAAAAACTCTCCAGCATCAAAGAGATCTAGAGCTTCAAATAGCCCTGAAGCCTCAGAAGGACCTCGAACTTCACAAAGAAAATCTAGTACTTTCAATAAAGGTGATTATGTTTTAATAGAAGATGGTTCATCTGAGTATAATATGTTAGAAGGAAAAGTAGTAAAAAAAGGAAGAGCATCAGAGCTTGCTAATGTACTGTACGCCGTTGAAATTATTATTCCAATTTTACAAGAATCAATTACATACGAGGGAGGGTTACATAATGTAAAAAAAATAGAGAATGAAGAAAAAAAAAAAAGAATCGAGGATTTAATCTTTATTCAAACACATGATGATTTAGCTGTACAAAACGAGTTGAAGGGGGAGGACGGGAAGCTGAAACCAGAAGTTCGGAAACGTTTTTTGTTAGCAACCTCTACTGACAGAATAGGTGGATGTAAAAGTATGGGCCGATCCAACGCCCTAGCAACGAACCGTGAGAGAAATGCGGCTACTAAACCTAATAAGCACGCAGAAGCAAACTGTCAAGCAGTTAATCAGAGAATAATTAGGTTAATAAAGAAAATAAAGGAAGAAGCTAAAGAGTAAGGACTGTCTTTTATAGTAGATAACTACTTTGAATAATTTTATTTTTATTAATTACTGTCTATAGTAAATTAAAATATTTTTATATATTATAAATGCCTGTTACTAGAATGCGTAAAAATTCGAGAAACCGTCGATCGGTTAAACGCCGAAGTTACTCAAGAAATCGTAAACTCTATAGAAGTCAGAAGATGCGCGGAGGAGGCGCTAAAAAGAAAAGAAACGGATCGCAAAAAAAAAACCCTAAGCGAAAAGGATCGAAAAAAAAACGTAAGCGAAAAGAAACAGTTGGAACTGGAGATGTGGGGATAGAAGGTCAAACAACGTGTGAAGTGAAGCCAGAATACAAAGATAAAGATATTTTTCATTCACTACTGTTTAGAGTTGCGAATGGTAAATTTGTATTTGCGGGAGGTGATACTAGCTTGGAATATCGAGAAAAAGTAACTGCCCCTTTACCAGAAGCAGGCGCAACTATCACACATTTAAATGGTAAAAATGTATCTGTAGTTGATCCAAAAAAAAAAACAAGCGCGAGGCCAGCTGACACTATATACGTAACGAAATTCAACTATAGTAGATTTTTAGGACAAATTATAGGTGAAACTGAAGCACAAAAAATTTACAAAATCACATACAAACCTCCAAAACGAGCTGGCCGTATTGATAATCCATTCGGTAATGATTCGACAACGTTAGTATCAGAGGGACCACAATCAAGCAATGAAAATTCACAACCACCACCACTACCAGACGAACCCACACCATCAAATTAGGAAGATCCACCACCACCATTAGAGCAATCAACATTAAGTAATGCCTCACTACCACCACCACTATCATCGCACCAATCAAACAACTCGGCCGTTGGTAGTGCCACCTCATCTCAGATACATGAGAATATTCCTGAGGTTAATTTAAGTGCAAATGAACAAGTACCACACGAAGAACAACCACTAACAGGTGTAGCTAAGATTAGGCAAGATTTACAAGAAACTCTAAACTTAGCAGGTCAAATAACGATCACGATTCATCGAAATACTCAATACAATTATATCTCAATTTAACAATTTTAAATTAACACAACGCAAAAGCGTTTATCAAATAATACTAAGGGACGTGAAAGAAAAGCGGATATCGGATGGAGAACTAGATACCAATATTCGTTCTGTAATTAGAAATTTTGAAGGAGCGAGGGATAAAGGCCCAACAACGCCAAGGAATTTTAGACATAGACCAAAACGTGCTAGAGAACTTGCAGCAAAGGAAAGAAGGGCTAGAGCTGAACCAATTATACCTAAAGAAGGACAGAATTGTCGTGCTTACTTTGCAGTAACCAGACCGACGAATGAACCAGTCCAACAAAAAGAAAAGTGGAGCATTGTGGATGATGAAGGTTATTGTTGTAAGCGAGACGTTGTCCAAGGCACATTTAAATGGCAAAAAGGTCCTAAAAAATCGCAAAAAATGAGTTGTAACCAAAGCAGGTAATCTAACCTATAAATCATCGATTTCGCCGCTTTCGATTTGATCGGAGGTAAAGTTGATACATTCTCCTCGAGCGTTCTTTTTTTGAATAATTATTTTGTGTCGCGTTTCTTTTGACAAAAAAGATTTTATTATTTTATATCCAACTTTAAATAATAGAGATGTATTAACACATATGATTGATCCAATTATATTAGGATATTTTTCCTCAATAAATGGAAATAACATTCTAAAAAAGTCATAATCCATATTTCCCATTTTAACCAGTTTAAAATCTAAATAAAGGTTGACAAAATCAACTTCTTTGGTTGCATTAGCCTGTTCTTTAAAGTTGTTCAAATAATGTATAATTACCTCAATTAATTTAGTGTAATCCTTGCTTTTTTTAAAATATTTACAAGCTATAATTAATGAATTTTCATGACATTTGATTAGTTCGGCCAATTCCATCTCTTTATTTTTCAACTTGGCCTTTTTTTCTAGATTAGATTCCATATTACAATATAGAAATAAATTTAAAAATAAAAATAAACTCAACTGAATCATTCTAATACTTACTAATTAAATACTTGGTATATACTGCCATTTTAGATGGGCACAAATATTCTTCCATATTTGATCTTGTTGATGTAGCTTTTCCCGGCTTTTTAGGAGCATAAAACATTTTAGATATTCATCCAATTCTAAGAGTTGGACAAATTTATGAAGAACATATGAGTACGATAAAAAGTTTTTACGATTTGGTGGACAGTATTTATGGAAAGGGATCTGGATTTCTTTGAACATTCTACGTAGTTCTTCTTCAGTCTCCCGAGTCATCACTGGTGGAGGTATACCGTTTAATTTATTTATAATATGTGGAATATGTTCATAGTACTTATTTTTCTTTAATTTCTTAAGTATCTCACGTAATTTTTTAGGGATGAGATCGGTCATATTTATTATCCTTTCTTTTTTTAATTCAATAATTATATTGTCGTAAACATCTTGCGGGATATCGGTAGATTCTTTCGCTTGAAATTGTGCCAACCATTCATTAAAATGATTGATTCTTTTATAGGCAAAGTAGGATACTTCTCGCGGAGGGTCTTTGTAACTGGGTTTATCTGAATCAATCACAATTGTTGTTTCTTCACCACATTGATTACATATTAACTTACCATATGAAATATAGAGAGTCTTTTCAACACCACAAGAGGCACATATATCAATATTAGAAGTTTCATTTTTCATTATAAAGTTTTTATCTGTTTTAACCATATATTTATCATAAATATTTGCTCGTGAAGAATATGAAGTGTTAAACAACTTTTTATTATGATGTTCATCGTCACTGCTATCCGATGAAGATTCGCAAGAATTTGATTTGAAATATTCCATAACAGATTTGGTATTTTGTACCTTTTTTATTTTATTTCGCTTCACATTACCAGAAGCAATATCGTCGGTTATGGTATAATATTGAAAAAGCAGATCACCAGTGTTTAAAAAGTAATCAACATTTGTTTTATTTGTTTTAATACCTTTTATTTTTTCTTCAAGTTGACCTATTTTTTCTTTATAAACTAATTTATTTTCTAGTTCACTTACTGATAAATCAACTTGTAATTTATTAGATAACTTTTCATATTTTTTATTAAGTATTAAAAGATCCATTTCAATTTTTTTTAGATCATTTTGTTCATTTGAAAATTGTTTCATTTTATTATTATGAATAGCATCTAATGTTATTTTTGTATTACATTCGCCTTTCTTTTTAACTTTATTTTTTGTTTTAAAAGAAGACATTCTTTAAATACTAAGATATCTAATAATATGTTATTTTCTTTAAGTATTAAACTTAAAGAATAAAATATTTTATTTTAGTAAATTATAGATGGCAGGAGGATTATTACAATTAGTAGCTTATGGAGCACAGGATGTATATTTAACCGGAAACCCACAAATCACCTTTTTCAAAGTAGTATATAGAAGACACACCAATTTTTCAGTAGAGGCTATCAAGCAGACATTTGCTGGTACACCTAATTTTGGCCAAGAAGTATCTGTAACAGTTCAACGTAATGCGGATCTTATTTCCAGAATTTACTTTCAGACTGATTTACCTTCAATCGATGTAAGTCACGGTCTAACTTCAACCTCAACAAAGTATAGATCATTTAGATGGTTAAATTGGGTAGGTCATATTTTGCTCAAAAGTATGACAATTTCAATAGGAGGCCACGAAATTGATAAACAATATGGTGAATGGCTTCATATTTGGAGTGAATTAACAGTCCCCGATGGCAAAAAGGAAGGATATGCGGAAATGGTTGGAAATGTGCCAAAATTAACTCAAATCTACAGCACAAATACAAATTCTGCGTGTCAGGTAGATAGTCATACATTATATATACCGCTCCAATTTTGGTTTTGTCGCAATCCAGGTTTAGCGATACCTATTGTCGCACTACAATATCATGATATTACAATTAATTTAAATTTGGCAGAATTGAAAGACTGTGTTTGGGCTGTAGAACAATCAGCTGCCGATAATTACACATCTTTGTTGTCTGATCCAGCATCTGTTCTTGGAAATCAATCATTATCATTGTCACAAAGCAATTTATATATTGATTACGTCTATTTAGATAGTCCTGAGAGACGCAGATTTGCGCAAAATGCACACGAGTATCTTATCGAAACACTTCAGTATAGTGGTGGTGAAAATATATCAAATACTCAGGCTCAATTAAAAATTAACTTTATGCATCCAGTAAAAGAACTGTATTGGATAGCACAACCAACAAACTTCAAAAAACAGGAATATAGTTTTACTAGAGCTGGTCAACAACACTTTAATTATACTGATCTTTGGGATTATAGTGGATTTACTGGAACACCAGATGGATCATTGAGTATTGGGATGCGTGGTGGTAGATACAATCATAATTTTTATGGTGGTTTTACGGAGGTACCAGTAAATGGTTATCTTAATTCAAATAATGGGTGGTCAAAAACTAGATCAATAACAAGTGGGGAGGATGCAGGATTTGTTGATATAGCAAATTATACTAAGAGTCGTAGTATATCGACCCCATCATTACGTAACAATTTTTCTGGAGCTACTTCAGGTAGTAGTCGATTTGATGATGGTAAAAATCCAGTAGAAATAGCAACTTTGATTCTCAATGGTAATAATAGATTTTCATCAAGAAAGGGAAGTTATTTTGATACAGTACAGCCTTATGAACATCATACTAATGTTCCAGCTCCAGGTATTAATGTCTATAGTTTTGCCATTAATCCAGAAGATCATCAACCAAGTGGAACATGTAATTTTTCAAAAATCGATAATGCGTCGCTTGATATAACATTTTCGGCAAATTCTGTAGATTCTACTAAAAATAGTGGTAATTTACATGTCCGAATATATGCTATTAATTATAATATTCTGCGAATTATGAGCGGATTAGGTGGTAAGGCATATTCTAATTAATTATATTTAATTTATAAAATTAATTTATGGTGATTTGTTTAGATTTGTTTAGATGTATTCTATCATGAAAAAATATTTTATTTTAAGTCATTTGATGATGTACACGAGTATGTATTGATTATGTTAATAAAAGGGTTGAGTATAATAATTCAATAAAACTAAAGCAGGGTACTTTATTATGATTTTTTAAATATCTTAAAGAATTATTAACGTAAATAATATATTTATATTTCATGAACAATAATTTGATTGTTCAGATAGATCAAGATTCGGAAACTGAATCAGACGTTGAAGATGATAGTCTCGGTGAAAGCGATGAAGATAATGTTTATAATGACAATGGTAATATAAATTACTATAATTTGACAACTGATAAAGTATATAAAATAATTGAAGCTGATCCAATATTTGGAATTTTAGATGATTTGGAACGAGATAGAGTATCACTTTTTTTTTTAATAAATAATGTAA